GTGACGCAGGTGAGCGACGTTGCGCCACTGGCCGCGCTGACGAACCTGACGCGGCTGTACCTGAGCGAGACGCAGGTGAGCGACGTGGCGCCGCTGGCCGCGCTGACGAACCTGACGTGGCTGGACCTGAGCGGGACGCAGGTGAGCGACGTTGCGCCACTGGCCGCGCTGACGAACCTGACGGGGCTGTACCTGAGCGAGACGCAGGTGAGCGACGTGGCGCCGCTGGCCGCGCTGAAGGCGAACATCTACCGATAAGACAACAGGCCCCGGCTGCAACCGGGAGAAAGAAACAGGCCAACAGGCCAGGAGGAATGAGATGCACACAGCGATGACGCCGAGTTGTTGCCGGAAGACGCAACTCACCGCGAAGTTGGGGCGGCTCTATCGCGGTGAGTTGCGGTCCACGCGGTCCGACATGAGCAAGCGGGAAGCCGCCATGAAGCGCCGGGGCGAGTCGGTTGCCGCTGCGGATGCGCGCCACCAGGCTTATAGGGCGTTGGACAAGCTATGGCGTTGGACAAGCTATACAGCGACCTGATCTAAAGAAGCGGCGGCCCCGGCTGCAACCGGGACCGCCTGAGACGAGCAAGCAGCACGACCAGAGGAGGATGATGTGAAAATCGTAGCACGGAAGTTCCTCAGTTGTCAACACCGCCCGATTGTGGTTGCCGACCTCCAGAAGCGCGCCTGCGCCAACACGGCCTGCGCCCGCGTCTCGTGGACCGCCATGCACCCGAGCGGGCTCTGCGTCACCTGTCGCCTGGCGCTGGTGGCGAGTGAGGCGCTACTGGGCCTTGTGCGGGCCGACCTGCTCGAAGCGGGGGTGGAGTAGATGGGCGACGACGAACTGCGCGGGCTCGACCGACGGATCACCGGTAACTATGGCGAGGACAGCGTACCAGACGCCGGGCAGCAGCGCGCCGTAGAAGCGGTCGGCGAGAACGCGGTCTGGACTTACCTCTGCGACCATGATCGCTGTGATGACCTGTTTTCGCGCTGGCTGGAAGGCCAAATGGGCATCGGCTGGACGTGGGACAATCCGGCGGGGTGGCCCGCGCACCTGCGACCGCTACTGTTAGCGTTCCGCGAGGTGATGGTGAACGACGACAAGCACATTGACGCGGCTCGCGAAGCTGCGGCGATGGCCTACAAGGAAGGGACGGGATACTGATGGGCATTACATTCAGTTTGCACCTACACGATGAGCCTTTGACCAACCACAGCTACACCCAGGACAATCTGGGGACGACACGGAGGGTTCCCGTCTTCTGGTTTGAGGCCGGCCCATATCAGGTCGTCGTATACCCCGCCCAGGCGCGCCTGGAGGAGTTCGCCAAGCTGCTGCACGAGATGGCGGACTACGCGGACGAAGAGGTGGCGATCTATCGTCGGTCAGTCGGCCTGGATGTGTCCGGCTCCGAAGTCGCGTCGCGCGAGAACGCCAGCGCCGCCGGCGCAGAGAGCGAGGACACGAATGGCTGACCACATGCCCTCCGACGCCGACCGCGAAGAGTGGCCGGAGTTGGAACCTATGACCGAGGCCGAGTGCGAGGAGTTGTACGAGACCGCGTTGCGAGACGAAGCGCGCCGGTCGGGATGGACCGAGTTGTACATCAAGCGGACAGGAGACGACCGACCATGACTACCGCACGGACGGACGCGCAGATACAACTCGAAGAACACATGGACGCGCTGGTCGCAGGGGGTGCGGGTCTTGACGAGATACTCGCCGAACTCGACCGCCTTGGCCTCGTGGAGGGTGACAACGCACCGCAGGACGACGCAGGTAGGCCGGTGGTGGCAGTGGATTGCCCCGACGAAGCGCAGTCTGCTGGTGCCCGCCCGTACTTCAACATCCGCGACCGTGCCGCTGGCAATCCGGTAGCCGCGCGGGAACTGGCTGAGTGGGCACTGCGGCAGTACCGGAAGGCCATGACTGCGAAGGGTGACGCCGACGAGGCAGCGGCCCGACAGGTGGCGATGATCGAAGCATGGCGCGCCGGACAGGTGGCGAAGGCCGACCGCGACGCCGCGTTCTTCGAGGGCCTGCTGGACCAGTACCAGGAGGACTTCGGCTGTGGCGAGCGCACCCTGAAGCTCATCGGTGGCGCGCTCAAGTTGAAGAAGAACAAGCGCCTGATATACTGGCAGGAAGACCGCGCGAAGCAATGGGCAATGGCGCAGACTGACAAGGTGGACGACCTCTGCCCGCGTGGATTCGCGAAGTCGGCAGTCAAGTCCCTGCTGACGAAGCGCCCCGACGGCAGCTACATCCTGACCGAGACCGGAGAGGTTGTGGACTGGGTGAAGGACGTTGACCCGCCGACCGCCGACACGTTCACAGTGGAACTGACCTAAGCCGCCCCCCGCCCTTGTGGGCGACCAAGTAGACGCAGCGCATAGCTGCCAAGGTACAAGGCACAAAGTACAAGGAGCTAAGGACAATGGGAAATCAGTCAATGGTAAGAGCCGCAGAAGTACCAGAGTTCGTAGGGCTTATTGCAGTGGAGGGTAAGCCGACCATCGTTGACCTCATCACTGAGAACGTCGGCGACACCAGCCTCACCATGAACGACCTGCCGAAGGTCCCAATCCCCGGCGCGGGTGGTGAAATCTGGGCGGTGCCAGGCATGGGAGGCCCGGAAGGTGTCAACACCATCGAGGGCGTAATCATCATGGCCCAGAGCCACCGCCGATACTACGTCAACGGGTTTGAGGACGGAGGCGGCAACAGCGCCCCGGACTGTTCGGCCCCGGACTCGCTCATCGGCTACGGCACTCCCGGCGGTATCTGCGACAACTGCCCGATGGCCAAATGGGGCAGCGCCGCGAAGGGCAAGGGGCAGGCTTGTAGCCTGCGAAAGACCCTCGTTATCCTGCGCCCTCACGAGTACATTCCGCTCACGGTTGACATCTCCCCGGCGTCGCTCACGGAACTCAAGAACTACGGTATCCTGCTTGCCAAGCAGGGCAAGTCACTGTCCTCCGTTGTGACCAGCATCATGCTTGAGAAGACGACCAGCGGCAGCGGTGTCACCTACAGCAAGTGCAAGTTCCACTGCACCGGCATCCTGGACGAGGCGACCGCGAAGGTGGCCTACGAGCAGGGGCAGTCCCTGCGGGCGATCATCAAGCTCGTGGACCCGGAAGCGCCGCCTGCGGAGCCCGAGAGCCACGAGGTGATAACGCACTATGGCGGTCCTGCGGGCACGGTGCAGGAGAAGCGGGAACCGTTGCAGCCAGGTGAGGACCCGTTCGGCTACAACTGAGCAGCCGAATAACCGTACCCATAGGCGCGGGGTTGTGTGGTGCCCGGCCCCGCGCCGGAGGAGGCAGAGAACGATGGCATGGCCGCCCGCTGACGGTGAACGATACCGCCCCAGTAATGGGAGCGAGGCACTCGGCTGGCATGATGCTTGGTGCAACCGTTGCAGCAAATTGCAGCCCTGCGCCGACCACGAGGAACTTGACTGCCAGACCTGGCGGCATGTACGCCTTGACAACGGGCCGGAATGGCAGTGGCAAGCTGGCAAGCCGGTCTGCACGGAGTTCCAGGCGCTGCGACCGCTGGGAGTTGACGGCCTGCCGCTTGAGCCGCCGGACCCGCGCCAGCTGACGATAGAGCTTGAGTAGCCCTACGCCCTGCTCCGGTGCGGAGACGCGGCTCAGGGCAACGTGGCGCAGTAGCAGGGCAATCAGACAGGCCCGCGAGGGCAAGGGAGGCAGGAGATGGCGGACAAGGTAGACGGGTACGGCGGGACCAGCGCCAGCGTGTCAACGCAGCCGGAGACGTTGGAGGAGAGGCGGGCGAGGTTGGAGCGCGAGATGCGGGCGACCATCGAGGCGCAGAAGCAGGAGCGGGCGGCGGCGCGGGACGCTGAGAATGCCAAGCGGCAGGACGCCTACAATCTGGCGGTGAGCAAGCGGGAGTCCGCGTCGGGGGAAGTCGTTATCGCGACTGTCGCGCTGGATGCGGCCAAGGAGAAGCACCGGGCCGCGAAGCACGAGGAGGCGGTGGCGAAGTCCCGGCTGCCTCGGCTCAAGACGATGGCCGAACAGCTTGACGGCTCTGCGGACGCGGGCACCACGGTCGAGGAGAAGGGAGCGGGAAACGATGCCGTCACGAACTGACAACGCCGGCCAGTCTCCGCTATTGACTGAGGACAGGGTGCATGAGATCGCGCGGCAGGAGATCATCCACCACGTGCGCGAGGCGCACTGGACGCCGGAGCCGCGACCGGAGCCGGTCACCTGCCACTGCGGGCGCAAACAGCGCGGCATTATGGCCGGGCTCAAGTGTTGGGTGGACCGCGATGGACAGTGGACGGTTCACAATACGCAGTGCCCGGACTGTCTCGACGTGTGCGAGGTAGGCGGCACGATCACGCCGAACCCGGCGCGGGCGGCGAAGAGCGCGGAGCCGGTGCCCGTGCCACTGCCGACCATCGAGCAGCGTTGCTTGCGATGCAATACACTCATGTGCCTGCCAGTGCCTCAGCTACTCGCGCCGCCGGGATACTACACCCAGGTGCAGGTTGACGCCCTTGTCGCAGAGGCGCGTCTCGACGAGTGGGGCCGCAACTCCGCAGATGAGGAACACCGGGTCGCGGAGGCGGTGGCAGCGGCCCGCGCCGACGAGCGGGAGAAGTGCAAGGTCGAGGAGAAGCAGCGGTGTGAAGACTGCCACCGGGCGGAGTGGGAGCGGCTGTCTGGTATGGAGTGCACACACAACGATGCCGAGACTCATTGCACTCGCTGTGTGCCTGGATGGCATCGCGGGATGGCTGACGTATACTCAATTGAACTCAACCGCCACGCGGACAAGTTCACTACGGAGCCGTCCGCATGATCACCCTCGGCACCGCCCTGTGGCTGGGGGCCCGCTGGTGTCGGGGCGGTGCCGGGCAATCCTGGAGAGAGAGTGGGGAGCGTGACCATGAAAAAAGTGAAGTTCGCGTGGAACAGGCCGAAGATGACTGGCAAGCATCTCCGTGACTACGAGCAGGCGAAGGCGAAGGCGCTGCTCAGGAAGAGGCAGCCATGACCACCGGACTGCCGCCGCTATCCGCCGAGCATCATTACCTGTACGATTGGGTCTGCCGCAACGCGCCGGGGAAGGCGAACGCGGTCCCGTTGGAGCAGGTCGCCGCTGCCTGCGGGCTGTCGGAGCGCAAGGTCCAGACGTTGAAACGTGAGCTACTGGAGAACGGCCTGGTGATCTGCTCAAGCTGCGACAAGTCGGCGCATGGTTTGTACGCTCCGACTGACGCGGCTGAGGTGGCCCCGTTCGCCCGGCAGTTGGAGCACCGGGTCGCGGCGACGTCAACCAGCTTGCAGACACTGTACCGGATGCACCCGGCGCTGCGGCCCGTGGTGCTGCGAACGCCGCCGCTGCGACACGAGAACGAGGGCGAGCAGGTGACCGCGCAGAGGCGGCTGGAGGTCTGACGCGCCAGGGCCTGTTCGGCGGCGCGGGGTAGTGTCAACGACGAGACAAGGGTAGGTGCGGCATGGTACTGCGCCCCATTTCAGCCTATATGGCAGCGAACCTCGTGGAGCAGTTCCACTACTCGCAGGTAATGCCGCGCATAACGAAAGCGGCCTATGGCTGGTTTGACGGGGAGAAGTTGGTCGGCGCGTTAACGCTCGGGTGGGGAGTGCGTCCAGTCCACACAATAGCAAAGGCATTCCCTGGCCTCGGCACCGCTGACTACTTCGAGATTGGCAAGATGTGCCTGCGCGATGAACTGCCGCGCAACTCGGAGAGTCAGTTCCTATCCCAAGTCATCGCCGCGATGCGCTCCGACTTCCCGGCAGTCAAACTGCTTTACACCTGGGCTGACGGCATTCTCGGCAAGCCTGGGTACGTCTACCAAGCGGCCAACTTCTTCTACGGTGGTTTCATCACCACTGAAATCTATCTAAACGCTGACGGCGTGAAGGTACATGCGCGGACCATGCAAGGGATATCAACAGTCAGCGGAGCGGGGACAATGAATAGCCGGGCAGGTGAAGTCACCCGCGCTATGGGATACCAGAAGTATTGGGGAAAGCAGTTCCGCTATGTGTACCCGCTGTGTGGCAAGCGCGAGTGGAAAGACCTCCAGGCCGGGAGCCCGTTCCCCTGGGAACGCGGCCACTACCCGAAAGACGTAGACTGTACTTGGGGCGTTGACACCGACACAGGGCGCAAAGAGTGCGCGATGCCTCCGTTCACTCGCGGGGCGTATGTCAAGCTGAAGCAACCGTCACTGTTCGGCGGCGCGGCGGGCGAGTGACGCGGCGCGCTGACCGCCGGGCGCGGCCCCGGTGGCGCGGAGAAAGTGCTTGCACCGACGCGACGCAACGGGTATAATCAGGACGCTCGGGGAAGAGCGAACAGAGGTGGCTTTCATGCGTTCTACAGGTCGTACACTACACACGTCAACAACGCCCGCGCCTATGGAGCCGCCTCGCCCTTCCCCGAGCGAGTAGGTCCCGGCGCGGGCGTGTTGTTTTTGTCTGGAGGCAAGCCGTGAACATCGCACTTGTGGCGCTCAGGCTGTTGGCGGCGGAGTTATACGCCTACGATCCCGATGATGAAAGAGTGGCAATCTGGCAACACTGCGGAAACGCGGAAGACATCGAGGAAACCTACATCGAGAAGGCGCGGCTCCTCGTGACGGAAAGGCCGGAAGCCGATGCCTAAGGGCGACGCCGACAACCTGCGCGCCGACATTGATGACGGCTTCGCCAAGGTCAGCAACCTCCTGCTTGAGGCTCTTTGTTGCGCGCCGCTAACCGGATCGGAGTATGCCGTCGTGCTCTTCATCATGCGCCGCACCTATGGCTGGGCAAAGAACGGGGACCGCGACAGTGGCCTCGCCGACACTATGACGGCGCGCCAGATTGCGACCGGAACCCACCAGTCAAACCGCACCGTCGAAGGTGCTCTGGCCTCACTCCAGCGGTCGCACGTCATCCTGCGTGAGCAGGTAAATTCGTCTGGTTTCTGCCGCTATGGCATGAACCCGGAGGTGTCTGAGTGGGGCACTACGGCACCGGAATGGAAAGAGGCCAAGGTCGTTTTGCGGGAGGGACGAGAGACAGGTGCCTATACGCCAGAAAGCGTACAGGTATACGCTCATGAACGTAAGGGTATACGCCAGGAAGCGGGGAGGTCTACGCTACAGGGCGTACAGGTAGGTGCCTTTAGCCCAACGGGCACAGGGCCTGAAGGCACCCCTACAAAGACGTTGACAGAGAGTCTTACAGAGAGCAGTAACAGAGAGGGCGGAACGGCCCCGCTTGACGGCGCTGAGAACGGAGCCGGGCAACAGCAGACGGCCCCGCCCGCGAAGCCCGGTCGCCTCTCCGAGGACGCTCACTGCCAGGCTGGCAACCACCCGGAACTCATCGGGGCCGCACAGGCGTACTTCCGGCAGGGCAACCCGCGCCTGCTCCAACCGCCCGCCGTCCAGGAGTGGGCGCTAAAGCTGGCGGCTGGCCTGAGCCTTCCCGGCGAGGCGGTCACCGTCGCGCAGGTGGTCGCCAGTCTGTCCGGTGAGCCGGGCGCGCCGTCGGGGCCGACCGCCACGGAGGTCAAGTTCCCCGACGGGTACTTGAAGCGGCTCTCCAAGGACGTATCGAAAGCCCAGGCCAAGCAGGCGGACGGCCGGCAGATCACGCCCGAGCAGGCGCGGCTGGAGGCTGAGTTCGGCCAGGTGTTCACGGTGCGGCCCAAGGAGGGCAATCCCTACGAGACCGATCCGTGGGACGAACTCTTCGGCTGGTGGTGCAAGCCGGAGGCAGAACGGACTGAGGTGGAACAGCGCCGTCTCACCCGCTGTATCCGCGAGGCCGAGGAAGGCCGCGCCCGCCACCAGCAACGCGAAGCCGGAGGGGTGATGCCGCAGTGAGACCAGACGACACGCTGGCCCCACCGCAGGACACTGAGGCCGAGCAGGCGACGCTCGGGGCGATGTTGTTGGCCGAGGACGCGGGGAAGCGCGGCCTGGAGATTGTCGGCCCGGCGGACTTCTACCGCGAAGCCCACCGCGTGATAGCGGAGGCGATAGTGGCCTGCGCGGGGCGCGGGGAACCAGTGGAGCTTATCACGGTCGCTGCTGAGTTGCGGCGCAGTGGGCGCTTCGAGGAGTGTGGTGGGGCCGAGTATCTGACGGCCTGCCTGAACAAGGTGCCGACAGCCGCCCACCTTCCACGGTACGCGCAGATAGTGGCCGAGAAGTCTGTCCTGCGGTCGGCGATGAAGATCGCGCATGACGCCATCGGCGAGGCCTACGCCCAGCCGGCGGACCCGGCGGCATGGGTGTTGTCAGTGGCCGAACGCTTTGGGGTACTGTACCAGTCGCGGGCGAAGGCGCAGGTGCGTCCAATCGCGGAGCACGCCGAGAAGTTCTTCGAGGAGTGGATGGCACTGTTCTCTCGTGGCGCGGAAGGCACCTTCGTCCACACCGGCATTCGCAGCCTGGATGAGAAGATCGGCGCCGGTGAGGGCCAACGGCTTTGGGTGATACTCGGAGGCACCAAGCATGGCAAGAGCAGCTTCGCCAGGCAGATCGCCCTGGTCACGGCGCGGGCCATTCGGAGGGCCGGAAGTCCAAAGCAGGTCTTCGTCCTGAGTATTGAGGAGGCTGAGGAAGACTACCGGGCCGGGTGTATCGCATTCCTTGGTCTTGTCAACAGCATGGCGCTTACGATCCCCGGCTGGTGGCAGACGCTGTACGGCACTTCCGAGGCCCCGGAGCAGCGGATGTTTCGGGCGCAGGAGGAACTGAAGGGCCTGCCGTTGCGGCTGCACTTCGGTCCCGATGAGATGGGCGCGGTCTGCGCGCTGATAGAGCGGGAGGCCAAGGAGCATGATTTGGCCTGTGTCATCATTGACTACTTCCAGAGGCTAAAACTCAAGGGCGTCACCAAGGACTTTGACCGTTTCTCAGCCAACGCCGTTACGCTGTATGAGTTGGGGAAGCGGCTGAAGCTGCCGATCATTGTCCCGTCGCAGGTGACGTGGCTTGAGGACCAGAAGAAGTTCGCGCCGTTCGGCAGTGGCGAGTTGGAGAAGCAGTCCACGCTGACGCTACTACTGGCCCGAATGCGCGACCCGAACACGAAGGAAATTCTGGACAGCGGCCATATCCACTGCCAGGTCTCGCGGAAGACTCCGAGTTTCGGGAACGTGCCGGTCGTGGCGAAGCTCAAGTACAGCATGTTTCTGGACGAGGCGGACGCGCACCTGGCGGACGAACGGCGGCTTGACGCGGAGGCGTGTAAGCCGACGCCGGCGGAGCAGTGGCCGGGCAACTGAGAGGAGGCAGACAGTGACGACCTACCTGCTGCTGGAGACGGGCGTGGTGACGAGGGCGCTGTCGGCGCTGGGCGAAGCAGATAGCTGGGCGTTGGAAGAGTTGCGGGAAGAGGTTGCCGAGGCGCTGGACGAGGGCCGGACGCTGACGGTAGACGACGCGGGCGCTGCAACGCCCGGAACGGGAGAGTGAGGCAGATGGCAACGAGAGACGAGATGTGTCTGATTGTTGGGGCGGTGGCGGCGCTGTTGCGTGCGCATGGGAAGCTCATGCAGGTGCAGGAGACGCCGGTAGCGGAACCGGACTCCCTGACGGTGACGCTGCCCTGTGGCGTTGTCAACGCGGCGCTGGAGGCGATGATGCGGGGCGCGGCGTTGGCGGGCGAGAACCTACGCGAGGCGGCGCAGGCGCTGAACGAATCGGTGTTGACGGCGATCTGCCAGCGGGAGGCGGAGATGGTGGCGCGGGCTACGTCGTCGCCGGTGGCGGAACCGGCCCAAGACGCCGCGGCTACGGTCCCGGTGTCGGCGTCAAAGCTGGCCCTGTCCGAGTTCATTCAGGAATTTTACGACCGAACGGAGGAATTGGTGGCCAGCTATGAATTGCTGGAGGGCTATCCGCCCTTCCCGCTGGCTGACCTGAGGAATGTCGGCGTCGCAGTTGAGCGGCTGGAGCAGTCGTTGGCGGCGGCGCGGGCCGACGCGGCGCGCTTCGCAACTCTGCGGGCTGTCCTCGAAGAGTGGCAGTACCCGACGCTGACGACTATACCAGATGGTCTGCGGATCGGTGAGTATCTGGGCGGCGCTGGCGTCGGTCGCGCCCTGGCGAGACATACGCTTGACGACCTCGCGGATGGCCTGGCAGAGATGGCGGCGCGGGCCGGGAAGGACGTGACGGGATGATTGTCTACTGGGATGAGACGCAGGACGAAGACCCTGGACAGGAACAGCGGCACTTGTTCATGGGCACCATGTTCGAGGACAGCCGGAAGCACGAACTTGATACGGCTCTCTGCGGCTATGGTTTCCATGCCGGGAAGCCACGGTCGAAGCGTCCGTACTGTGCGGCGTGTCTCAAACTTGCTTGTTTGGTACGCGATAAGGCGGCGAACAGATGACCAGCACGCTACGTTCCATTTCTCTGCTGTTTGTGGCAAGCATACTGGCCCCAGGAGCGCACGCGGGGCACCGAGTAGGGCTACCCCTCCATTCGGCGCATCTCAGCGCGTTACAGTCACAGGATCGCCGGGCCAAGTGCCGGGTAGTCTGGCAGGCGTCCGCGCCCTGGTCATACTCGCCCGGACTGGCTGACTTCTTCGTTGGCGAGCATGAGCGCCGTGGCATCGGGCCGGAGTGGTGGTATTCGCTGGTCTACGGCAAGGGGAACTTCGGGCTGACCATCGGCAAGCGCGCGCCGGGTCTTTGCTATGGCCCGCTTGATGTCAAGTGGCCTGGAATGGCCCGCGAGGTCGGGGCGCGGTGCCCGAATGATCTGCGGAATCCTCGGCTGAATATCAAGGCGCACTGCGCTGAGATGGCGTACTACCACAGGAAGACCGGGCGGGAAGGGTTCGCGCTTCTGGCGACCGTGTTCTACCCGGCCAGTCCGCGAGAGTATTCCCGGTGGCGTCCAGTCGAGAAGCAGCACCGGGCGATACTGGCAAAGTGGCAGGCGAAGCAACGGTGACGGCCTGCACCGCGTGGCCGCACTGAGCGCGGGGCTGGATGCGTGCGAAAGGGAGTGGGCAGCATGGCAGACGTAACGTTGACGGCCGAACAGTTGGCGGAGTACCGAGCAATCGGTATCGCGGCCATGAAAGCGGCGGCACCGGCGGGTGACTATGATCCAATCGGCCACGTATATGGCCCTGGTTTGGTGGCCCTGGCGGACGCGCTGGCGGCGGCGCGCAATGATGCAGTCGCGGCTAGTGATGACTCCGAGTCGCATAGGCGCGATGCGGACGAACTCCGAGAGCACTACGAGCCGGAACTGCGGCAGGACACGGTGGCGCACATCGCCGAGGTTGGGCTGACGGCGTTCCTGCGTGCTCAGCGCCACGAGGCCGCAGATTACGGTGAGGACGAGACTGCCGCGCAGTGGTGGGCGGCGTTGGTGGCGGCGTCGGAGGCGCGGGACCGGCAACTGGCGGCGGCGCGTGAGGCGAAGTGCGTCGTCTGCGACCGCAACCCGGACGGTAAGCTGGCGGACGCGCTGGAGGCGGCGCAGCAGGACACTGCGCGGCTGGATGCACTTCGTGGTCTGTATCGGATCGAGATTGCTGAGTTCTCCTGTCCGCAGTGCCCGCAGCCGGATTGCTCAGTGCGGCACTGGGTTGGAGTGCAGCGATACAATGGCCCGACATTCCAAGGACATTCGCCAGAGGACCTCGCGGACGCGCTGCTGGCCCAGCAGGGAGGTGGGGCAGGTGCTTGACGCTTTGGAAGTGGAACGGTTTCTGCAAGCGGTCGGCTTGGCGACCATCGTCGTCCTGTCGATTACCGGCCTGTTGACCATAATGACCGCGGTGCTCAAGGCCTACCCGCTGGAGACAGGCGACAAGGAGCAGGGAGGTGGCGACGGTGAATAGCGAACGGTGTTGCCCGATGGGGTATCGGTGGGAGCAAGTGCCCGACGTGGCGGAAACATTCATGGGTTGGGTTGGTATGGACGCGGCCTGGGTTGTGAGCAAGCAGGCAGTCTATTGTGACCGTTGTGGCAGGCCCTTGCGGCCCGATGGTACGTTCGGCCAGAGCTACGAGCAACTAGAGGCGGAGCGCGACGCGGCCCGGCGGCAGGCCGAGGTGCTCGCGGAGGTGGCAGAGAAAGCCTTCGGCGAACCGCCCTGCGACGCCTGTGAGACTGGCGCTTGTGGGAATGACCCGACGTCCGAGTTGTGCGACGCTGCCGACCTGAAGCAGTGCTGGCTCAAGTATGCGGCCCAGGCGCAGGACAGTGGCGCGGAGTCGAAATACGATCCAGACGAGACTCCTATCCCGCGAACATGGGAGCAGGTGCGTGGTGATACCAGCGGCGCGGAGCCGCAGCCAGTGACCGCCAACAGCGACTACCCGCCCGACCTGTCGGAGACCACCGGCCCGCGCACGGTTCGGGCAACGTACCGCGTCAGTTCCTTCCAGCAGGCCAGGGCCATCCGCCGCGTCGTCGCCGAGCGCAAGCGCCAGGACGCCAAGTTTGGCGACCAGTCGGGCGTGTCCCGCGAACGGATGCTTTGCGCGCTCATGGAGGAAGTCGGCGAAGTGGCGGAAGCCATTCTCGACAACGGGAAGCCGCGAGACCTGCTGGCTGAGTTGGTGCAAGTGGCGGCGCTCGCGGTGCAGATGATTGAGCATTGCGTGGTATCAGTGGAGCCGCAGCCGGCGACCCCGGCGGAAGGGAGCGAGTAGACATGAGGCTTAGCGGATTGACCCCTGAGTCGGCCCGCGAGAAGCAGTACCAGAAGGACCTACAGTTCATGCGCAGCGCCCGTACCGTGGCGTCGCGCAGTAAGTGCAGCAGCCGCCAGATTGGCGCGGTGCTCGTCAAGGATGGCAGTGTCGTCAGCGAGGGCTACAACGGTTCGCCGCGCGGGTCGGCACTCTGCCAAGACAAAGAGTTGGTTTGCCGCCGCCGCGCGCTTGGCTTCGCCTCTGGCGAGGGTCTCGACCAGTGCCCTGCTGTCCACGCTGAGCAGAACTGCATCATCCAGGCGGCGCGTAACGGGATAGCGACTAAGGGCACGACGCTCTACGCCTACTGCTGCCAACCGTGCAAGGCGTGTGTGGCGGCAATAGTAAACGCGGGCGTTGAGCGTTTGGTCTACCTGGCGGACCTACCCGCCTACGACGAACTGAGCGGAGTTTTGCTCGATGAGTCGGCCATCGTTGTGGCGACGGTGAAGGACAGCGACGTTTGAGAGCAGCCGGCGACCCCGGCGGAAGGGAGCGAGTAGCTGTGCCTGAAGAAGCCGTAAGCGACAAGCAGATATGTCCGTTCCTGCGCGAGCCTTGCATCGGTGGTGCCTGTGCCCACTGGGATGTCTGTGGCGGCCCCGCCGGGTGCGGCTGCTGTTGCCACCTGGAGGATGTGCGACTTCGCAGATACATTCTGCGCGGACAAGAGGAACTCAACGACCTACAGCGGGAACAGCGGCGGGTATCCGCTTGGGCGCGAGTGAAGGCTTGTGCCACCGCCGAGGGTTTCGACGCGCAGGCGCTTGAGCGGGCAATGACCAATCTGTATGAAAAGCCGGCGACCCCGGCGCTACCGAAGGAGTGAGGCAGATCATGGCGAACGGTTTCAAGTCGGTACACCCGTTGACGGAAGAAGCGCTGCGTAACCTTGGCGTGAAGTCGGCACAGGTGACGCAGGGCTGGGGTTCGGCCCCGGCGAGCGTCGGGTTCCACGCGGCGGTGGGGACCTGCCAGGGCCGCAAGTATGGGCCGTGCGTGGACCTGGACTGGGAGTTGGCGGACATTGACTTCCTCAACCGTCTGTGGGAGGCTGGCTTCGTCGCCTTCGACCGCTGCCGCATGACCGGCTGGAGCGGCGCGGAGCACATCCACTGCATCCACATCGGCCTCGTTGACGACGCCGGGCACGCTCACCTGCCCGATGGCCCCCGGCGTCAGGTCGTGGACTTCCTGAAGCAACCGCCCCGCGACGGCCTCGCCGGTCACCAAGGGCTGCTCCGTGGCTACCTGCCGACAGTCGCAGCCCAGGCAGAACTCCGCAAGCAGTACGCGGGTTGGCTGCCCGACTACCCCACGGCGGTCCTCGCGCCCGGTGGTCAACAGATCACCTGCTATGCCTGGATGGACGGGGAGGCGGTGACCGCCGAGGTGACGGCTTTCTGCAACTGGTGGGGCGTAACTGTGGCGCAGCAGACAGGTATGGTCTGCGTCAATGGCGAAAGGAAAGCAGTTCTGGCTACGACCTTCGACGGCCGCTTCTACCGCGCTCCGGTGCGGGCAATGGCGGAATTGCTCGGGCTAAAGGTCGCATCGTACAAGCTGAACGCGGCGAAGACTGCCGCCACCGTGCAGTTGGCATACTAGCAAGCGTGCCGCAGCAGCACGAACGCGGGGCCTGTGGACCGTAAGGCCCGGAGCCTGGTGACGACGCCGCGCAGACCGTGCTATTCTGATCGGAGAGGGAGACCACCATGACAACGCAGCGCCAGCAACTCACCCGCCAGCAGCAGGCCATCGTCAACGTGCGAGACCCAGTAGAGCAGGCCCTGTTGGCCGAGACCCGCAGCGTGTCATTCTGGTGGCCGCAACTGTCCCCCGAAGTGAAGCGGGCGGTCCTGTACGAGATCGAGCAACTGCGCGAGAAGTAGAGTATGACTGCCGATAGGAGATAACCATGTTCGTCCCGGTAGCATCTTACGAGCGCGAAGAAGCGAGGAGTCGAGAGCGCGAGAAGGCAGACAAAGAGCGCCGCGAAAACCTGGAGATAGCCAGGGTAGGCCGCTACTGGTTTTCCCTGCTTGCCAGGAGGCCGAGAAAAGACTGGCGAAGCTCCGGCGGTATCACGGTTAGCGACCGAGGTTCCTGCTACCATAGGACACAACACCCCGGACCAGAGATTCCGGGGTGTTGTGTTTGTGAGCGGACCAGAGATTTCGACTTCGCCTCAGACCGCCAGTGAAAGCACCGGGGACTTCGGCAGCGGTCCCTCCTGCATGTCCAGCAGCGCCGCCTCCAGCATCTTCTCCTCGCGGGCGCAGGTCTTCGCCATGAGCACCTCGGGCCGGGTGTGCAGGTAGATCGAGGTGGTGCTAATGCACGAGTGGCCGAGGCTGACGCGGACCTCCTCCAAATTGAAGCCATCTTCCAGCAACTCGGTCGCATAAGTGTGGCGGAACTTGTGGGGCTTTGCTCCCTCGGGGTCGAGGCCCGCCTTGCGGCAAGCACTCTGGATGGTCTGCCAGACCTGCGACCGGGACACCTGCGCCCCGGTCCAGGTGCAGAAGAAGCACTCTGCGGCCGCTGGGCGTGCTTCCTGCCACTGTTGGAGCCACAGGTAGAGACGGGGGCCAATCGGCACGTTGCGTGACTTGTCGCGCTTGCTGTGCCGAATGTAGAGCAGGCGCTGGCCGAGGTCCACGTCCTGCGGGTGCAGGTCACAGGCTTCCTGAACGCGCAGCCCGGCGAGGTAGAGCGTCTCCAGTAGGACCCGGTTGCGGAGGGACACCGGGAACTGCCCCGGTGAGACCCTGGGCTTGACGGCGCTGAGGAGGGTCGCCACTTCGTCACGGGAGAAGACGCGGGGGAGTTGGCGGGCCTTGGTGCGTGGGCGTCCGCGAGTGGGGTTGGTAGCCATGTCAGCGCCGCCCCCGTCCACCGAGCAGCCGCCCGGCCAGGATCGCGGCCAGTTCCAGGCCCACGGAGAGCAGACCACTGGCCTTGCCGAACTCAAGCCGCGAGTAGGCGCGCCCCACGGCCACGCGCCCCATCCGGCGGGCCACGGTGCCGAGGTTGCCGTCCAGCAGCGGCTGCACGTTGCCCATTGTGCGGGCGGCAGCGTACAGGTTCTTGCGCGTCCCACGGTACAGACCCATCGTATCCATGTTGAGCAGACTTCGCTTCTTCGGCATCATTGCACTTCCTCTTCGTTCGTGGTGTCTTCGGCGGCGGGTAGGAGCCCCTGCCACTTGGCTTGCCGGAGGTAGGCGCGAGCACGGTCCCCAGCGCGGGCTTGCACGGTGCGCTTGGGGTCGGACTTCGGGCGGCGGATCGCGGCGGGTCGGCGCATGGTCACAGAACCTCCAATTGTTCCGGCATTCTGCGCAGATTTGCATGGTCACTTCTCCTCCTGGTGCGACAGGCAGGTGCGGTCGTCAGTGATCTGCGGGCGGTGGCCCTCCGGCATGGCGCAGCAGGCCCCGTGCGCTTCGTAGCTCTCCCGGTCACACCAGCGGCATGTGCCACATCCGAGCAGCGCGTGTAGCTCGGCCATCTCCTGCTGCTGGTCGCGGGTCTGTGTCATCTCACTTGCCTCCCTTGGCGCGGTTGACGCGCCCCGTCTTCCCGGTCGCCCGGCCACTCGGCGACAGCTTCTCGCAGGCCCACCACAACCCCGCCACCAGCAGCAGGAACGCCACGATCCCCAGGGCTTCGTTCGGTGCTTGCATGGTTGACTAGCCTCCCTCGATGTTAGCGGACCCGGCGGGGCGGAAGCCTTCGGCGACTAACTAGCGGTGCGAAGCGATCTCGCCCAGCAGGTCGTTCACGTCTTCGTCAGTCCACAGAACGGACCAGTGTTCGCCCTTCCAGTGGTACTCGCAGCGGAACTCGACCACTAAGCCAAAATCGGGTGAGTGGGCGGCGTCGGCAAGTGCCACTTGGCAGACGTTGCGCTTAGTTCCTTCGCGATGCCGCAGGCTGATCTCCGTGATACCCGCCGACGTCAAGCGCTCTCGGTTCAGGCTCACTTGATATTGCGTCATGGTCTTTGCACTCCTGCGCGTGTCTGCGGAGCGCCCCGTGATACTAACTACTACGCCAATCCGGCAATCTCCCGCTGGCGCTTGAGCGCCGCCTGGAGGGCTTCCGTTCCGTATGCCTGCGCGTAGCTCTCGCGGGCGTGCTGCTGGCGACGGCGCTCAGCGAGCGTAGCGACTGCATCGTAACTCTCACCGGCCTCCCCGTCTTTCCCCTCAGTCCAGACGACTAACGAATGCTCAAGCCGGATCGTCGCCCCGTCGCCGTAGAAGCTGGCGAGTGCAGCGGCGGCTTCAACTTCCTTGCAGGCTGCTTGGTATTTCTTCTGTGCATCGTAAACTTTCCACTGCGGGGTGCCTGCCATATCCCTGCCTCCTGCGCGTGTCTGCGTCGCGCCCCGGTCATTTTGGTGCTTGCCCCCGGTGCTATACAGCCAGCCGCAGGCCCTCGCTGTCACCCTGCGCTTCCGGCAGGCCGGTGGCCCGTGCAATCTGCGCGAACAACTTCTGCGCCACTTCACACTGCGCCACCACGGCGCGCTTCTGTTCGGGGGTCAACTCGGCGAGCTTGCCCTGGTTATCTAGGAAGAAGCCCTGCAACTTCGTCACCTCGTCCAGCTTGCGCTCAAAGGCGGACTTCACGGCCAGGGCGGCGGCGCTAACTTGCTGGTCATCGAAGCCCATCGAGGCCTGCACCGGAGCTTCAGCCATTCCGTAGGCCTCCTTCACGCGTTCCATGATCTCGGCGCATTCCCCGTTCACGGCCCCGCGCTTCGCGCAGAGGTTGACGAACACTGCCTGCGGATTGCCACTCTCGCAGCGGAAGACCTGCGAGAGGTCAGCGGTGCAAGCGGCACAGACCTGCGCGCCGTCGCGGTTGACGACGTGGCAGCGGGGGCATTCCACCGGGGACAGGTTGCGGTCGGGCAAGGTGGTGGCCAACTCCAGCGCTCGCAGGGAGAGGGACTTGGCGAGGAAGAGTTCCCGCGCCCGCGCCCCGGCGCTCAGGTGAATGGCAATGCGGCCCGAAACGTAGGAGGGGGACTTGCCCACGCGGGCGGCGACGGCAGCCATAGACAGGCCATCGGCGACCAGCTCCGAGTACCCGGCCCCCTCTTCCCAGGGCAGGAAGTCTTCGCGGTGGAGGTTATCCTGGAGCACGAAGAGGCGGGCAGCGCGGTCGTCTAGGTCATGGATTGCGGCAGGGATTGCGGACAGGTGCGCCAGGGCAGCGGCCTTGGTGCGGCGGTGCCCGGCGAGAATCTCATAGAAGCCCGGTCGGCCAGGGAAGGGGCGGACGGCAATGGCCCCGACGAAGCCGCCTGCGCTCATGGAGGCGGCGAGTTCCTGCAACGCCACCGGGTCAAAGTGCTGGCGGGGCTGGCCCTTGCCGCCGTTATGCCAGGGGAGCAGGAGTTCCAGCGGGATTGTCTGCACAGTTCCGGCTTCATTCGCGGCCATCTTGGACACCTCTTCGCTTCGGATCGGGTTAGCGCCCTTCGCGGGCTTGCAGGTACGCATTGCGCCGGGCATCGCGCTCTATCGCTTCGCAGGCGCGCCGCGCCTTCCTCTTGGCCAGGGATACGGCCACAACGGCCCCGCCGACCATAAACAGGGTGTGTAGCAACCCGGCCACCGCGTCCCCCTGGTAGCAGCCCTGCGCGAACAGAACCGCGCCGGGCACCTGTCCGGCCATTGCGCCGAGGAGTCCCCAGCCAGCCAGCTTCCACGGGGAGCCCCCGGCCAAGTGCTCGCGGGCCTGTCGGCGGGCCACGCCCTCTTCGTCGCGCAGTGTCTCGGCCATGATGCGTAGTTGCAGTGCTTCCAGGGCGGCGGCTTCGCGGTCCCGGTGGGCCTGCGCCAGTTGCGCCGACAAGCGGGCCTCAGCGAGGTTAGCAGGGGCCTCCGTGGCGGGTGCCGGGGCTTCCGAACGCGCAGGAAGCACTTCCAAGGGGGCCTGCCGAGTGCTACTGGCCTGTTGGCGGGTCCGCTGGCGTTCCTGTCGGGTCCGTTCCTCGGCCCACCGTTGCTTCGCTTCGGCTTCGGCAGCGCGCTTCTCGGCTTCATTGGCGCGGGCTTCCTCCTGCCGGGCCTGTGACGCCAACCGGGCGGCCTTGGCTTCCTCCTGCTTGATCTTAGCTTCGGCCATTCGCCCGCTTGTCGCCGGATTGGTCACAGGAACGCGAGAAATCGCAGGGACGGCCTCCGGGGGCAGAAGGTGAGTGGTAGGCCCACTTGGGGCTTCCGAGCGCTTACGGCCCCGCATTCCTTCTTTGCGGCCAGCGGCAGGGACCGCACCGGCTTCCGCCAGGGCGGCGAGGGCCTGCGGGTCCACCACCGGGTGCTTCGGCACCTTGGGCGCCGGGGCTGGGGGCAGGATCGGCCCGGCCTGCGGCACCGGGGACGGCAACGCCCCGACCAGTCCGCTCGCGAGCAGCGCCCCGGCCACTTCGCCCCGTTCCCGCGCTGAAAGGTCAACAGGCAGGGAGGTGGCGTCTACATAGCAGGGGGGCAGGTCGTCGCGCTCGACCCGAACGCCCCGGCCATCGCTGCTGAAAAGGGGCTTGCCGTCCGCGTCCCTTGCGAGTCTCATGCGATCACGACCTGCCAACCGTCCGGGGCATAGTCACCCCAGTTGCAGAGGCGCTGGTCCTTGGCAATGGTCATGGTCTTCGCGTCAAAATCGAGGTGCAACGGTGCGCGGTGGTAACGGCCCTCCTGTGCCCCCTTGTCAGCATGGGCGCAGAAGGCAGCCTCCGCCTCCGGCGTGTTCACCTGCCAGTAGCCCCCGGCCCAGGCTACTTCTTCACAGCCGCCGACAGGCAGGTGTGGTGAGAAGCCCTTCGCGGCCTCCTCGTGAACGGCCAGGTACTTCGCCCAGTATTTGTCTCTGGGGTGTTGCGCCAACGCCCTGCGCGCCGCCTCGGCGCATTGCCGGTGGTACTTGGCATGATCGAGGATGCCCTGGGCATAGTGCAGCAGCGCGGTCTTCGTCTGTCCGTCGCGGGTGTAACTCACAGAGCACATACTCACTGCAATCGCTTCCCTTCGCTTGTCTTCAAGGTACAGGCCATCGCCCGGAAGGATACGGCCCTGCCGATAGTGCGGACGCTTGCGGGCTTCGCGGCGGTGGCGGTGGCCATCGGGTTAGGCCTCCTGCGACTGCCGCACCGCATCATCGGGGCTGCTGGCGTCATACCAGGTACTGTCGGCGCCCCAGCAGATGCCTGCCTTATACCCCGGCGCGTTGGGCGCCCAAAGCATTGTGCCGCCCTGACCAGCCTGCTCGTACCCATGATCGTCATAGGCGGCAATCTCGACCTCGTAGCAGGGCCCGTGCCCGCCAGCGGTCAGCTGCTCGGCCTCAAGGCTCAGATCGCCGATCTGGTTGAGCCTTGACTCCCGCCCGTCTACAGTCTGGATGTATAGATCGTCACGCTCAATACCCACCATGATCTCAACTGGCTGGCCTGTCTGGTAAGTCATCGTGTCATCTCCCTGCGCGTATCCCGCCGCGCCCCGGTCACTGTCTACAGCCAGGACTGCTCCAGCGCGTACCCGTCACCGGGTAGCAGAAGGTAGCTTAGGTTTAGACCTTGATCCAACAAGCTAACTGCCGACCGTCACACCAAAGGTCACCGTTAGTACCGACCCCGGCCTCGCCCGCGATTGCGTCCAAGGCCTCGGCCAAGGTCGCGAAGCGCTGGTGCATACTGTCATGCCGGGTTGTCGCGAGTCGCACGATATACATTGTACTAACCTCCTCGTGTGCTGGTCTATCCCACGACCTGCCTAAGCAGGTTTCGCGCCTTCGCGCTCGTCAGGTGGGGCGGACTACCCGCAGGATAGTTCCGCTCGGCAGGCACAGGTCTCGCATTTCGCCATAGCCTCCCTGTGGAAGTTCTCGCCGCCGCTGGAAGAGTGGGCGACCAGCGCCCACAACCGAACCCTCGCCACTGAATCCCGTAATGATAACGGTGAGGTGCTGGCCATTGCTCTCGCGAACGGTCACCTTGTCGCCGACCTGTATGCTAGCCCGCAGCGCATTGCTCACAGCCCGTTCGGCCTCATGTTGTGCGGCGGCTATTCGACACTGATCCTGTTCGGCCTTGCTTCCTGTGTATGCGAGACTCGCCATTGCCCTGCCACCCTTCTCCTGTGGATTGCCCGCCCTTGCCCTGCCTACCTGTCGCCCTGTGCATTGCTGGCCAGCAGCCTACATACTGCCCTGCTATGCACGTATCATACTGCGAACGTAGCACGCTTGTCAATACCCTATTTCACGTTTTGGTGAGAAATATCGCCCCCTTGTACCCCCGCGACGTAGCGCGCCACCCGACCTGCTACCACAAGCCGTTAGACCTCTACCAAAAGGCCTTGGGTGGCACGCAGGGGAGGCCCCCTGGCCGACCCACTGCGGCCACAGTCTACCTAGCCTTACGGCCAGCCACCAGCCACCAGCCACCAGCCAGCCACGGACAACGGACGCAGGGCAACGGTATAGGGTCATCGCTCAAGGTGCCGTTACAGGTCGGCCAGGCCGGGGGAAGCTGGACGGATCGGCGTAACCTGGTGGCAGGGCACGGAGCGGCACGGGACGAGGAGGAAGGGAGGAACTAGGAGGCGTCCGACCAAAGGTATGCATAGTATGTATGCATAATGCGTATGCATAACCCTAGGGTCTATGCTCGCACTGCCCTGTGGTGGTGAGATTGCCATGCCCTGTCAACTCGGCGCATTCTGGCAATCCTCGCGCGCCCTGGTGGCATTGCAGGTGGCGGCAGGTGGCCAGCGCTGGCAGGTTTGCGGCGTGATCGTCGTCACTGGTGGCCATTGCCCTGCAAGTTGGCCAGTCAACGCGCCCAGCGCGCCAACAAGTCTAACCATAATGGCAATAGTGGTTAGGGTAGGCAGGTTGCAGGTCGCAGGATAGCTTGCAACGCGCCTACTATAGACCGTAGGACATCCGATAGCAGACTATTCCTACCGGCGCAGTAAACAATCTTTTTTGCGGCCAGGCGCGTGGGGACCCCCGACTATCCTCCGAGACCCGATACCTCCCCCATTCCAGCGACTCGCCCTATCCATATCACACTGCTACCATGTTCTGCATATTCTGTCCACCAACTCACTGTGCTATGCCCCGCCCCTCCGAGACCTGCACCCCCTATCCTTTCCCAATGTCCCCATACTCTACGTCCGTAGCATATTGTATCCATTTGCGTTGCCTTCCCCTACCCTGTCCGCTGTCCTCCGTCCCCTGGTTCATTGTGCTTCGTGCTTCCACTCAAGTCTGTTGCGTCCGCTGCACTCAAGTCTATGTCACACGCACCTAGTTGCCCCTGCCTATGGAACAAGTGTCTTGACACGCGCGTTGCTCTGTGCTATGTTGGTGGCATATTGAAGTTTGGGCGCAGGGCCCGGGCAGCAGCGGGAGAGCACCGCGCCGGGACTATCGGACGCCCGCCAAGTTTGGCCTGCGCAGGAAACTGCTATCTTCAGGCTCCCGATTAGCTACCGGGTCAAAGCTGAAGTATTGGCGCTCAACGAAGAGAGTCAGCAGGCCGCAGTATCATCGCACCCAGGCCCGCCTTCTGGAAACAGGACGGCGGGCCACTCCATTTGTCGGGGGCCGCAATGGCAACCGCACTCTCCGCTGAAACAGCGCAAACCTTTCGCCAGATCGGTACGCAGTCCGCCTTCGCGGCTGGTTTTTTCGTGCGTGCTACGTTTAGGATATTGACAGGGGGCTTGGGGAGGGGTATGTTTGTGGCATTACGTTTGTAGCGTGCTTTGTGGAACGAAGGGTGAGGGGCCGATGGCTGACCTGAACCGGGTGTCACTGACAGGGAAGGTGGGGGGCTTGCCGGTGTTGCGGAAGTTGGTGAGCGGAACGTTGGTGTGCTACTTCCGGTTCGCGGTGCGGCGGCGGGCACCGAAGCGGGAGGAGAAGCTGGGTCACCTGTCGGCGCGGGTGGACTGGCTGGACGTGGTGTGTTGGAACAAGGTGGCGCAGGTGGTGGCGGCGTATAGCTCGAAGGGGAGCCCCCTGGCGTTGGCGGGGAAGTTGAGGACGCGGGAGTGGACGGGTGATGACGGCGTAAAGCGGCAGCGGGTGGAGGTGTTCGCGGAGGAGGTGTTCTTCCTGGAGACGCCGCAGGCGGCGAAGCGGCGGAGGGAAGAGTTGCTGGCGAAGGTGCGGGAAGCGAAGCGGCGGGGGGAGGAGGTGGCTGAGGATGAGTGACAGGGTTGAAGAGACGGCTGAGGTGGCGGTGGGCAAGAAGCGCTGTGCGTCTGCCCTGGCGCGCAGGCAGGTGCCGCTGCGGGGGCGGTGGGTGGTGACCTGGGCGGACCGGCCCTACTCGCTGGGGGAGGCGGCGTTGGCTTTGCAGTGTGCGAAGACAACGGTGGCGTGGTGGCTGGCGCATGGGGAACTGGAGGAGTTGCCGGTGCGGGGGAACGTGCGGCTGGTGGCGGCTCCTAGTTTGCGGGCGTTGGCGGAGCGGCGGGGGATCGTGCTGGTGGAGGCGGGAACGAAGACCGAGGGAGGCGAGGGCGATGGGTGAGTTGCTACAGGGCATACCGGAAGCGCCGGCGCGGCTGTTGGTGAACGCGAATGGCAGTGTGCTGCTGTTGTCGGGACCGCACGAAGAGTACCGCGAGATGTTGCAGCGAGTGCAGGAGTTGGTGTCGGCGGGCTGGCAGGCGATGTTGCTACCCACCGGCTGGGAGGTCTCTGCGATTGGTCCCGCTGACCAGTGGACTTCGGCGGACATGCTGCACATCGCGTGTGAGGTTCTGGAGGAACACGAGGCGGAGTGGCATGATGCGCCCACGGATGCTGCCAGTGCCGGTGTTCAACTGGCTTGCCAGTGCGGCGGCATTGTCTGGAGTGACGGTTTGCGGATGTGGCAGGAGCGTTCCTCGGCTAGTTGCCTAGCAAATGACGTGGACTGCCCGGTGTGCCATGATCTTTGCCGACGGGGGGGCACGGTGCGGCGCAACCTCAGCTACGTGCCCAAGGGGCGCGCAGTGCGGCACACGCCGTACTGGAACGAGGACAAGCACGAGCACAGGAAGCCGGATACGGACGGCTGCTCCGAAGACTACGAATGGACGCCCTTCCCTGGAGGGCTGCGACCCAACTTGGATGCGGCTCTCGCGTTGTACATTGACGACGCCAACCTGAGAAGCGCCTGCGTGGTCCATGTGGCGAAGGCGGTTGAGGCGACGTTGGATGCGGAACACGCCAAAACCCACCAGGACGAGTACGAGCGGCTGACTAAAGCCGCTGCGTTGGTTCACGACTTCACTACCAACCGCAAGGTAGCAGAGAGTGTGCGCGCGGTGTATCTGGACGAAGCGAAGCGCCACCTGCCGTTCCTGAGTGCGACCCCTGAGGTGCAGCCATGAGCGACCGGATGATCCGTGCCGATGGACGCCAGCCTGGGTTGCCATGGGACAATGCAATCAAGCAGCGTGTTCGTATCCGCTGGTGTCTCGAAGGAGGGCTTCCGGGGGCAATCGAGCAGGCGGCAGACGAAGAAGGCGTGCCCCTTGAGATAGCGAAGCAGTGGCTGAAGAACCGGGAGCCCGATGGTACTGATTGGGAAATCTATCGGCAAAGAATGGGTCTCAGCCGCGGCGCGGTGATCGCCAAGTTGACGCGCATAGACAGCGAGTGGGAAGTGCAGGCGGAAGTGGCGCGGGCGGCGCGGGACATCATGATTCAGGTGATGGCCACGATGCAGCACGGGGCGCTGTACTTGCGGCGCAGAACCGCCGAGGAGAAGAAGTACGGGGAGGACGTGCGGGAGCCGGTGGCCTTCCTGTATACGCAGAATGACCAGGAAGTGCAGATCAGCAACATGCGCCCCCGCAGCCTGACGGAAGCCTCCAAGGTGCTCAAGGAGATGGGGGACGTGTTCACCGGCAGCTTCCGCCGCCTGGATGACCTGGACCAGCAGCGCGGGGCCGCGCAGGCGATGGCGCAACAGGTGCTACAGGAGTGCCTGGGAGTGGTGTTGGACCTGTACGGGGCCGAGCAATTGGAGGTCTTCAAGGCGGCGCTGGTGGCGGCGGAAGAGGAGCGCAAGGTGAACGCCGAGCGCCTGGAGAAGGCGCGGGAGAACCCGATACAGGCGGGGGCAAGGCAGCGGGTGGCGGAGGAAGCCACGGAGGAGTTCCCAGTGGGGGAGTGGGAGGACGAGGCACTGGAAGATGCGGAGGATGCGGCTGATGACGGAGATGACTCCGAGGGTGAAGACGGGGAGGCGGAGCCGGAGTGACCGATAGGAACCTGCCATGACGGTACAGGAGTTTGTGGCCCAACTCGGCAAACTCACTGCGGACAAGACCCTGCGCTGGTTCTGCACCCGGAAGGACGTGCGGCAGCGCTATCTCGCGAAGGCGCGGTGGGGCGGACACGAACTGCACCTCGTCGGCTTCGGGGACCGCTGCCGCGCTACGCTGTTCGTGGTGCGCCCGGACATGGGCATGATGCCTGGTGAGATTTGGGAGTTGGCCTGCCCCTATGAGGTCGAGGCGCTTGCCTACCGGGTGTCGGAGCGCTTGACACCGCCCCGCGTTCTGCGGCAGAATGAACCGATACCCGAAGTGTGGGGTGAGGCTTTCGAGCCGCCGCCCCGTCACGTACCGACCGCTGCCCAAAAGGCGCGGGCCAAGTATCGCAAGGAACAGGCCGCCGTGTTGCGCGCCCAGCGGGACGCGGAACGGGACGAGTTCAACAAGGACTTGGCCGAGTCCGAGGAACGCGAAGCCGAACGCCGCCGCCTGGAGCGTGCCTACAATGCGCGCCGTGGACCCAACTAAGCGCTCTGCCCCCGCTGGCTGTACGCGGGTCTGTGCGGGCTGCCGTCGCCAGGGCGGACGCTGCCAGGTGGTGACGCCGCATGGCAAGTGGGTGGCGCAAAACGGAACGCCCTGCCTGGAGTGCGGTTGCGCTGGGCTGGCCCCGGCGGTGAGTGGGCCGAAGTGTCGCGTGGACGAAGGGTTGTTTGACTAAGGAGCCTGCCGTGCCTCGTGCCCCCAAGTCGACGGCGAGTCGCCCCGGTCGCCCATCCCGGTATGAGCGACCTGTCATCGCGCCCTATGAGTTGGACATCGCCGGGCTGCTCAAGGAACAGTTCCCCGGTGGGGTGCAACAGCCGGTCCTCCCCGGCTACAAAGTGGACCCCCTGTGTTGGATTACCGAACGGACGCCGTGGATTGAGGACAAGCGCCAGGGTCTCGTGCCCTTCGCCCCCTACCCCTATCAGGAAGCCGTCATCAAGCTCTGGTGGGAGGGTGGGGCCTACGTGGTTGAGAAGTCCCGCCAGATGGGCATTAGCACCGCCCTGACGGTGGCCATCGCCCACTCGCTGCTGTACGCCCACGAAGCCAAGGGCGTCCCCCTGCATTGCCACCTGATTGCCAACAAGGAGAGTACGGCGCTGAACCTGCTGGTCAAGGTGAAGCTGGCCTTGAGCCGCTGCCTGATGACCCCTGAGGAACGCGCCTGTCTGGCCGGGCATGATGTGGGCACCAACACGGACGCGATCCGCTTCTGGACCGACACCGCCCATGCCTATGTGCGGGCGCACACTTCGGCGGAGAGCGCCTCGCGGTCCTTTGACGGCAACGCCGCGCTGCTCGAAGAGTTCGCCTTCATGGAGAGCCCGATTGGCATCTGGAAGACCGTGGCTGCAATGTTGGACATTCCGGGGTCTTCCCTGTGGCTGGTCTCGACGCCGAATGGCCCGACCTACCACCAGGAACTGTGCGACCGCGCGCAGAACGAGAAGGACTTCCGGCTGACCTACCTGCCCTTCGACTGGCGGGCGCACCCCGATAGGGACGAGGCCTGGAAGCAGGAACAACTGTCCCTGATTGGCCCGACGACCTTCAGTGTGGAACACGAACTGCACCGCATGGGCTACGGGGAGTCGGCCATTCACCTGAGCGCCGTGGATGCTTACGCAGCGGAAGTCGAGTACCTGGGGCCGCGCCCGTTGCCGGGACACCGCTATGCCAAGGGCTTTGACTTGGCCGGACCCGGTAAGGACCTGTGCGTGTTTACGGCGGTGGACATCACCAGCAAGCAGGCGCAGGTGGTCTGCCAGGAAGAGTACCCGCAACTGGAGATTGACCAGAAGGCCCGCGCTATCGAGGACTTCCACAACCGCTGGCCGGGGCCAAGCCGCATTGACGGGAGTGGTGATCCAACCTTCATGGGCATGGTCTGCAAGCGCTGTCGGGGCATGATCCCGGTGCGCTTTACGGGCGGCAAAGATGTGAGCAGCACGAAGGACCTGGAAGAGGGCCTGACCTGGGAGAATGCCCCACGGGAGCGCATGTTCAGCGCCCTGTGCGGCAACCTGGAGACGGGGCGGCTCATCGTCCACCGCGAGCATTTCCCGAAGCTGCACAAGGCGCTGGCAACGGCGGTGCGCTACGCCATGACCAAGGCGGGCACGCTCATGTCCGCCAACAAGACCAAGCGCCTCGGTGAGTTCCCGGACTTCTTCGACAGCGCCATGTTGGCGAACGCGCAACTGATGGGCCGTTCCCGTGACGGCGCTGAGCGACGTAAGCCGGTGAGTTTGCGAAGCAGCACACGCTTGAAGCAACTGCGCGAAACCCGATGGTAGAGGAGTCGGCAACCGATGAAGCCTGAAATCACCATTGATTTGTCTGTCAGAAAGAGGGTTGTAGAGAACCCCGCGTTGGCTGAAGCGTTGCAGAAACATGCGGACCGGACTGGTTGTGCGAAGCGCTTCTTCACCCTGGTCAGTGATGGTACGCCGCAGGGCACGACGGTCAGCGTCAATGGGCATGATGTTCAAGCACAATCAATAGTGTTCGAGATTACCGGGATGGGCCGAGGAAAGCTAACGCTGGTTGCTCCAGTAGCCATTGTACGAGTTGAAGGCGAAGCAGATGTGCGGTTCGTTCCCCTCGACGAGAACGGGATAGGTTGTGCCGATGGCGGGCCGCTCTAGCGGTAAGCCCCTGGAAGGCGAGTGGCTGCAATGACTGCTACTCTGGTTGAAGTGGGAAACGAAGCGCCGGCGGTGACCAACCGCGCCCCGAAGGCGAACAGCTATGCGCCCGCTTTGGGCCGTCCCCTGATTCACCCCGACGACCTGCCCCTGCTGCCGCACTCGGCGCGGGGCCGCGAGATTCTGGCGGCAATTAGTTCCGGCTATGACCCATACGCCTGGGCCGGCGCGCGGAGGACTTCCGCTGTGGCGGGCGCGCCCCTGACGGCAGAGAACGGTTGGACGGGTCTGGCCGTACAGACCGGGCGGGTGCGGCAGGAGTACAACCTCTCCCTGCAAGACCTCAAGAGCCGCATTGTCGCCTATGAAGAGATGCGCCGCAGTGAGCCCGCCGTCGCGGTGATTGAGGAGTTCAGCTACGCGCTGGCCCACACGGATTACTGGATCGAGCCGGGGGACGATTTCCAGTTGGCGCGCTTCGTGCAGTGGAACCTGGAAGAGGGGCTGACCAGCCCGTTTTCGGAGACCATTCGGCAGGCCGCGCTGGCGAAGCTGTACGGGTTCTCATGGCACTACAAGCGCTACCAGGACGTGACCTTCGAGGGCCGACAGTGGCTCGGTTGGCGGCAGTTTGCGCCACGTAGCCGTAGCACGGTCTACGAGTGGCAGTTCCAGGATGACGGCGGCTTGGCCGGCCTCGTACAGTATGGGACGAACCCCCGCACCGGCGAGACCGGCTATGTGGAGTACAGCATTGACGACATCGTGGTATGGACCTTCCGCCCTGACGACGGCGACCCCGAGGGGATCGGTCTCTTCCGGCAGATGTATCGGCCTTACTCGCAGAAGGACGCCTTCCAGGAGTTCGCGGCCATCCGCATTGAGCGCAGCGCAATGGGAGTCCCAATTGCCTATGGGCCTCCCGGCTATGGCCTGGAAGAAGAGACGCAAGTGCTTTCGATCATGAAGAACATCCGCACCGCCGAGGACGCGGGGGCAGCGGTGCCGGACGGTTGGCGTCTGGAACTGCTTGACCTCGGCCCGGCGGATGTGCCCTTCGAGACGCACATCGAACGCCAGCACCAGTACATGCTCCAGGTGGGGCGCAAGCAGTACGTGGGCCTCGGCCAGGGTGGCGACAGTGGCAGCCTCGGGCAGGGCAAGGACGCCTCCAGCATGGACGCGATGGGCATGGAGTACGATGCGGACTGGCTCTGCGATACCTTCAACCAGTACGTCCTGTGGCCGCTGGTGCGCCTCAACAAGAGCGGCGTCCAGCGCAAGCCGCGCCTGGTGCATGGGCGCGTTGGCGTGAAGGACACGCAGGCTTACGTGCGCGGCGTGGAGCTGATGTACCGGGGCAGCGAGCAGGGTATCCCCGAACACATCAAGCAGCGGATTGCGCGCTTGCAGGGCCTGCCGAGTGCGGACGCGGCAGCAGCGGGGACCGCCCCCGGAGGTGCGCCCGAAGAGACCACGAGGCAGCCGGAAGCGCCTACGGGCGCATAACGAGGAGGCCGCAAGCGATGGTGTTTTACGTTCCGCCGTTCTGGCTCGGTGTGTTGGCAACGCTCTGTGCGGAAGTCGCCGTCCTGGTGATCCTCGCCTGGGTCGGCGCAAGCACCGGTAAGAAAAGCAAGCCCTGAGGGGAAGGAGTGCTTGACAGGCACTAGCGGATAGTGTCAAAGTCTATGCGAAGCGTAGGCGGCAGTGTCCCCGGCCAGGGACCACCGCTGACACGGAAGCCCCGCCCCCAGCTTCTCGCTTCAGCCGTACTCCTTCGCCAGCCGGGGCCTCGGTAAGCAGCACACACTGCGGTAGCGAGGCCCCGGCACCCAAACAACCAGACGGGGCAATCGGTCTCGGCGGGCAGACTACTACAGTCTGCCCGTCTTCGTTTTTGTGAGGCACCGGCATGGCATGGCGCGGCGTGAAGTGGACCTACAACGGCAACACCCTGGACGCTCCGGTGTCCCTCAGTGCCAGTATGTTCGGCGCGGGGCAGGCCGTCTGGTATCCACTGATCCCCAAGGGGTCCTTCGTTGACCCCGAGGGCGGCATGGCCTTCGAGATGACCGACGCAATTCTCGCCGCCATGATGCAGACCTTTCAGGGTGGCGCACCTGGCCCCAACGGCATTCCCATTGACGAACTCGCCACGCACGGCAAAAACCCACACGGGGCATTCGGCCACATCAAAGCCCTGGACCTGCGTAGCAATGGCCTGTACGGCCTGTTGGAGATGACCCCCGCCGGCCTGGAAGCAATCGCCAGCGGGCAGATGACCTACGTTTCACCGCATTTCACCGTTGGCACTGACCCCAGCCGCAACTATGGGGTTTGCAACATCATGGAGGCGGCAGCCCTGTGCAGCAGCCCCCTGTTTTGGAACCAGCCGGGCCTGCGGATCGCCGCGTCCATGTCCACGTTGGCGGAAGCTGCGGACGCCGAGGCTGAGACTGAAGGAGGCACCAACATGCCCACCGAGGCCGAACTCCAGGCGCAGATTGACGAGCTGCAGACCAAGTTGACGGACGCCACCACCAAGGCCGAGACCGTGGACACGCTGACGGCGGCAGTCGCCGAACGTGACCAGACGATTGTGGACCTGACGACTGCGCGCGACGCGCTCCAGACCGAACTCGACGCGCTCAAGGCCGATGCCGCCAGCGCCGCCGAGAAGGTGACGGCGTTGACCGCCCGCCTGGAGGCCCTGGAAGCCGAAGCTCAGGCCCGCGCCGTGGCCGACCAGAAGTTGCAGATCGCCGCGTCCCTCGGGGCGCAGACTTTCGCCGACCCGGCCAACGCGGAGCGCATGTTGCGCTATGCCCCGGCGGCCATCGAGGTCCTCGGCGCGATGCAGTTCGACCCGTCCGCTGCGAACGTGGCGGCGTTCTCCGCTCACCTCAGCGAGAATGGCGGGCACCCGGCGATGGTCCCGGCCAATGAGGTCCCGGCGCTTCAGACCGTGAAGGCCAGCCTCGGCAGCCACGGGGACGCCGCTGTGGGCGACGAGGACTTCTTCGCCAGTGAGGCGTTCACGGACGCGAAGAAGGCCCAGGTCAAGACGCTCATGGCCAGCAATCCCGGAGTCCCGGCGATGGAGTTGTACCGCAAGAGCTTCCTCCGCTAGTCGCGGGAAAAGCACCGTCTGAAAACAGCGCCGTAGAGGGCGCGAAAGGTGGACAGAACAATGGCATACGCTGCTCCTGTTGTGAACAGCACTCCCGACAGCCCCCGCGACCGCTTCTACGCCGTGGCGGGCGAAGCGATTACCGCCGGCCAGTTCGTCAGCATTGAACCGCAGGATGGCAAGGCCTATCTCGCCTGCGCCGCCAGTGGCAGCGAGAACGTGCCGGTGGACGGCATTGCCGCTGCCGACTTCGCCATTGGCGACGTGGGTTCGTTCGTGACGGACGGGTGGATCGCGCTGAATGACACGGCCATCGTGGCCGGGGATTACCTGTATCTCAGCGAGACCGCCGGGCAGTACGCCCGCGCCGCTGGGCACGTCTCGCAGATCGTCGCCAAGGTCTATGGCAAGACCGACGAAGCCAAGCTCATGTTCCAGACCGCCACCGCTGAGCATCCGGGCACCTAAGGGCCTACGGGCCTAGCCGGGCAAGTCGCCCAACAGACACCGTAGGAGGTGTGACGCAAATGGCAAGTGGACCCCTGACCATTGATGGCGTTCCTTTGCAGCAGTTGTACATGGACACAATCACTGACATCGGCGTGAACACTGAGCGCACCCAGGACCTCATTGGGATGTTCGCGGGCGCGCCGACGATCAAGAGCACCGTGGCGATTCGGATGCGTGGCATGGAGGCCAAGCGGCGCGGCATGGAGGGCGGCAACGCGGCTGTCCAGCACATGCCGACCAACATGATCTCCCTGGACGAGCCGGTGGCTTTTGAGTGGGCCGCTGGCATCACCCGCGACGCCTGGGAGCGTGGCATGACGAGCGATGAGGTCATGGCGCAGTCCGCCGAACTCACCGCGACCGACCGCCGCCTCGTGACGCAGGCCATTCTCAATGCCATGTTCCGCGACGGCGCGTGGTATGACGGCAGTTGCCCGTGGGCTCCCCCGCCCTTCGAGGGCAACACCTTCGCCGTGACGCACAACCACTACCTGACCTACGCCGCCAGCGGCCTGCCGACGCAGACCATCATGGCTGACTGCAAGCGGCACCTGGCCGAGCACGGCGTCTTCGGCAACGTGACCGCCTGGGTTCACGGCTCCAGCATCACCGCCATCGAGAAGCTCGGTGAGCTGGCCGACAACGCCACCATGAACACGCCCTTCATCCAGGCCTTGCAGACGCAGGGCTTTACCGCGGGCTTCACCATGAACGGCGTCCCGGTGATTGGTTCCGACTGGGTGCCCGAGGGCTACATGCTGGTCTTCGCGATGCCGGAAGGCCGCAAGCCGCTCCGCTGGCGGCGCACTGAGAATCCGGCGACGGGCTCGCTCATGCTGATCCCCGGCCCCGGCCCCACCGAGTCGATGCAGTGGCACGAAGCGGCCCACCGCTGGATCAGCGCCACGGTTGTCGAGCCGGCCTTCGGCTGCGCGGTCTGGCTGTCCGCTGCCAGCGACAGCGATGCCTACGTGGACCCGGCCATCCTGGACCTCAACGCCGCGTAGAGAAAACAGACGGCGGCGGTGGTAGCTTCGGTTACCCCGCTGCCGTTTCCTGAGAGGCGGGTGCCGCGATGGGCCTCACGATTTACCGAGCAGGCGACGTGGCGATTGACGCGGGCGACACCGCCGTAGTAACCTTCCCCGGTGCGGGTGGCGCGCGCTTCGCTGGCCTCTGCGCCTATGCCAAAGTGGTACTAGGTGGCGGCGACGGCGTGGCGTTCTCGCTGGAAGTGGCCGCTGTTCCCGATCCCGGCGCGGACGACTGGTTCGATGTGAAGGTGGTGGACGCCGCCGGCACCAGCGAAGAGACGCTGGTGAGCACAGTCACGCTCGTCGCCGACGCGGCAGCCGCTGTTTTCACCTGTGAGCAGTTGGCGACCGCCGTGCGGGTCAGCATGAAGAACAATGACAGCGGAACCGCTGCGACGGTCTCGCTGGTAGTGTTGGCTGAAGGGTAGCACGAGACAGCAACCGAAAGGGTGGCAACCGATGACTGAGGCAACAGCCGTGCGGACTGAGGCAGTAGCAGAGAAGACGGCGGAGACGGCGACGCAGCCGGAAGTGGTGTTGGCGGTCTTTGAGGGCAAGCGCTTCACCACGAAGGACTCGATGGTGCGCTTCCTGTACGGGATGGCGAAGCACTACCGGGAAGCGACCGGGAAGATGCGCCAACCGTACAAGTTGGCGAACTACCCGCTCCTGGCCGACCAGTACGAGAACCTTGCGAAGAAAGTCTCGGCGATGAAGGTGGAGACCCTCGTGGAGAAGGCTCCCTGGGACTTGGCGCGGTCGCTCGCTGCGGCGATGCGTACCCGCTTTGTGAAGACCGCCGACCTGATTGACCCCACGCCGACGACCAAGGCTGAGAAGCCGCCGGCGGAAGTCTTTGACGAAGAGGACTAACTCGTGGCCTACTGCACCTGGCAGGACGCGCAGGCTTTTGCCGAGGAACGCGCCGCCGATATGAACAAGCATATCGTCAAGGTGCAGGGCTTGCTCGTGCCCGTGGAAGCGAACTTTGAGAACCAGGTGCGGCGCTATGTGGACGTGCCGGTGGACCCGGTGGCGTCCCCCGGCACCTACGCCCAGGCGACGCAGATTTGCGCCATGCGGACCTGCGCGGCATTCCTGCGGTATCTGAATGAGACCGAGGGGACGCCCGAACAGCAGTGGTATCCGAACTGGCTGGACCAGCAGGCGGATGAGATGCTGGCGGGCTTGCTGTCGCAGCAGGGACCGACCGACGCCGCGCCGGCCGATAACCCGGTGAGCTTTGTGCCCTCGGATGGTCTCACCGCAGACACGCGACCGCTGCCGATTTTCAAGCGGGCGAACATCGCGCGCGGGGGAGGGCACTGGTAATGGACGTAGTGCTCGAACTCGACCTGGCCGATGTGTGCCGCCGGGGCATCAAGCAGTATGTCACGGAGGTCAAGGCCCGCGCTAAGGACCTGCGCCCCGCGTGGACGGACG